TCAGGCTCCGCAGGTCGGGGACTCGTACTTGTTCCCCCGCGTGGCCGAGTTCAGCGCAGGCACCGCGCTCCTGCCGTCCATCACTCGAAACACCGACCTCGACACCGGGATGTGGTTCCCGGCTGCGAACACGGTGGCGTGGAGTACGGGTGGCACGGAGCGCATGCGCATCAGTAGCGCAGGCGATGTCGGCATCGGGACGACAAGTCCGGGCACCTGGGGCAAGTTCGCTGCTGTTGGCACTGCATCTGGCTCGCAAGTGGTGGTGGCAATTGTCAACACGGCGACCGCAGTCAATACCCAGGCCGTGCTGTCGTTTGATACGACGACTGCCGGCTTTAATGTCCGCGATTCGCAAATCAGGTCCACGAACGATGGTGCGAACGAGACCACGTTGGAGTTTTGGACATCCGGTAACGGTGCTCCGCCGGTCGAACGCATGCGGATCGCTCCAAGGGGAAACGTCGGCATCGGCCTGACAACGAACAACCTTGATGCGCGTCTCACCGTTCGCGGCAGCGGCACCAGCAGCAGCACCACGGGCCTGCTCATCGAAGACAGCGGTGGCACCGACAACTTTGCCATCCGCGATGACGGCGGCTATGCATTCCGTGGCGGCACGGTCGGCCTCGCGCAAACCGGCTACACGACCTTCGCCAACCTAGTCACCGACCGAACCTGCGACGCCGACACCGTGACCGTCGCGGAACTGGCCGACATCGTGGGCACCCTGATCGTGGACCTGAAGACCAAAGGAATCATCGCATCATGAACTGGAAAATCGAATGGATGCGCAAGATGCCGCAGGCCGGCGACGCCACCGACGTCGTGGTCGAGGTCGGCTGGCGGCTCACGGGCACCTCGGGCGAGCACAGCGCATCGGCCTACGGGTCGGTCGGCTTCACGGTGCCCGAGAGCGCGGGCGAGAACTTCACCCCCTTCGATCAATTGACCGAGCAGCAGGTGCTCGGCTGGGTCTGGTCCTCCGGAGTCGATCGTGAGGCCACGGAGGCCGCTGTGGCCGCGCAACTCGACGCCCTGATCAATCCCCCCACCATCATGGCCACGCTGCCCTGGAGCAACCAATGATCCTTGATCCCAAGACCCCCGTGACCCTGCCGCTGCAGATGGTCAACGACCTGCTGGCCTACCTGGGCACGAAGCCCTACGTCGAGGTGCAGGGCGTCATCAGCGCCATCCACGGCGAGGTGATGCCGCAGTTGCAACCCAAGCCCGCCGAGCCGGAGGCCGAAGCATGACCGTCATCCCGCACGACAAGGCGCTGCACCTGATCGCCGGGGCCTTCGTGGCCTCGCTGCCGCTCGTCATCGCGCCGTCCTGGCCGTTGGCCTCCGTCGCTGCTGGCGTGTGCTGCGCCGCAGCCGCGGTGGGGCGGGAAATCTACAATCAGGCCAACGGCGGCGAGTTCGACCTCGCCGACATCGCCTGGACGCTGGCTGGCGGGGCGTATCCGATCACGCTGGCGATGCTGCTGAAGGTCTGATCATGGCCAAGACCCCCGCGTGGCAGCGCAAAGAGGGCCAGAACCCCAAGGGCGGCCTGAACGCGAAGGGTCGCGCCTCGGCCAAGGCGCAGGGCATGAACCTCAAGCCCCCGGCGCCCAACCCCAAGACCGAGAAGGACGCGGCGCGGCGCAAGAGCTTCTGCGCGCGGATGGAAGGGATGAAGTCGAAGCTGACCAGCGGCAAGACTGCCAAAGACCCCAACAGCCGCATCAACAAGGCCCTGAAGGCATGGAACTGCTGACATGACTACTCAACAACTTCTGGTCGCAAACCAATCGTCCAATGTCGGCTTCTTGCAGTCGGGTGCGGGCGCGTCTCCTCGCACTGCGGAAAGCAAGCTGCGGGACACCGTGTCCGTTAAGGACTTCGGCGCTGTTGGTGACGGGGTGACAGACGACACGGCGGCGATTCAATTGGCGCTCAATAACGGCACAACGACTCAGCGCGTAGTCTGGTTGCCGGCAGGCACCTACAAGATCAGCAGCAGACTGGTAGTTGGTTCGCATACAGGTCTTGCGAGTAACGGTGACGCGACTTTTTTCGCCACTGCCGCGGGGTTTAACTACGCCGGTGGACCGAAGGGCACCGGGGGCAATAATTCGTTGGTCATTGATTTATCGGGCCAACTGGTGGCACCGTTTACGCCGAACACGAATCAGATCATCGAAGGGTTGCGAATTATCAGTGAGTTGAGTGATGGTCGCACGGTGGACGCTATTGCGGCGCGCAACTGCACGAATGTGAAAATCGTTGGCAATGAGATCGCCAATTTTCCCAATACGCGATCTGTTACGCTGGCTTCGGTCATTGGCGGGGAGGTCAGCGGTAACTGGATTCACAATTGCACGACAAATTACACTGGATGGTCGCCACTGCGTCCGCAAATCACTGGTGTTGAAGTTGACAACGATCGCGTCAACAGCATCAACAGTGCAAGATTGCAAATTTCTGATAACCGGATTGAACAGTTGACGGTTGGTGCCGCTGTGCTAGCCTACGCGGGCTATGAGACAGATGGTGTAAACATCCACTACGGAAACGCAGTCGTTGTTGACAATATCATCGATACCGTGGGTGAGGGGGTTGACACGTTTGCCAGTGATGGTGTTATCTCTAACAATATCATCACCAATACTTACAACTTCGGCATTAAATTGATTCATGGTGCATCGCGCAACGTAATTACTGGCAATCGCATCACAAATACCGGGATTGCTGGAATCCTCCTTTCGGGTAGCAATGTGTCCGGTGTAACAGATTGCGAAGGTAATACCGTTACCGGCAATGCAATCGACAATGTGGACTATCTCGGAGCGTGGAGTTCTAGCACTGGCGTGTCCGGTATCAAAATTGATGGTAGTACGGAACCAAGCGTAGCTAAAAACAATCTAATCGCCGCCAACTTCCTTGATGGTTCGGCAAATTACGGACTCATTACGGGTCAGGCAGCGCACAAGAATATCTATGCAGGCAACCGCATCGCGGCAGCGCCTGCTTTGAGTTATGTTGGTGGAAGTGAAACCCTTAGCGTCAGCGATGCTTTGCCAACAAGAGTGCGGACGCACAGAACGGCAACCCAATCAATTCCGGCTCAGACCGCCACCAAAGTCCAGTTTAACACTGTGGGGTTCGATGCTCGTAATGAGTTCAACACAACTAACAATCGATGGGTGTGCCAAATTCCTGGCGTGTATAGCGTCATCGCTCAAGTAAGATTTGCGGGATCGTCTGTCCCGCTAAATACCAATTTACAATTGTCAATTCGTCGAAATAACGTCTCAGTTTGCGACGCGACGGCGTTGGCGAATCTTAGCGATCAGACATTCTCAATAGTAGATTCGGTATTTTGCAACGCGGGTGACTATTTGGAAATCTGGTACTACCAAGATAACACCTCTGCGCAGGACATTACCGGCAACAGCGCGCTATCGTTTTTCTCCGTCACGTCCGCACAGTGAGCACCATCCCCATCGTCTCCGGCATCTACACCGACAGCGGGCCTGACGTCCGCGTGGCCTACCCGGTGAACATGCTGCCCGTTCCCATCGCCAGCGGCGCGGGGAACTCGTACATGCGCCCCGGTGACGGCCTGGTGCAGTTCGCCACCGGCCCGGGGATCGACAGGGGCGGGATCAACTGGAACGGGGTCTGCTACCGGGTCATGGGCACCAAGCTCGTGACCGTCAGCAGCACCGGGGTCGTCACCGAGATCGGCGATGTCGGCGGATCGCCGGCCGAACTGGTGGTGATGGACTACAGCTTCGACCTGCTCGGCATCGTGAGCAACCGGGCGCTGTGGTTCTACAACCCGGCCACGGGTGATCTGCAGCGCAACACGTCACTCGGCACGGTCATCGACGCCTGCTGGATCGACGGGTACTGGATGGCCACCGACGGGAAGTTCCTCGTCGTCACCGACATCCTCGACCCGTTCGCCACGCTGCCGTTCTCCTACAACGCCTCGGAGCGTGACCCCGACCCGATCAACGCCGTGATCCGGCTGCGCAACGAGGTCTACGCGCTGAACCGGCACACCATCGAGGTGTTCGACAACATCGGCGGCGGCTTCTTCCCCTTCGCCCCCATCGAGGGCGCGCAGATTCAGAAGGGCTGCGTGGGCGTGCAGGCCTCGTGCATCTTCATGGAGACCATCGCCTTTATCGGTGGTGGTCGCAACGAGGCGCCCGGGGTCTACCTCGGCGTCAACGCCACGGCCACCAAGATCAGCACGCAGGAGATCGACAACCTGCTGCTGACCTACCCCGAGAACGACCTGGCGCTCTACACCAAGATCGAGGCGCGCAACGACCTCAACCACCAGCTGCTCTACATCCATCTGCCCGACCGCACGGTGGTCTACGACGCCGCTGCCTCGCAGGCGCTGAACCAGCAGGTCTGGTTCACGCTGACGAGCACGCTGTCGGGGTTCGCGCAGTACCGGGCACGCAACTTCGTCTGGTGCTACGACAAGTGGGTCGTGGGCGATCCGCAGTCCACCGCCATCGGCTACACCGACCGCGACACCGGGCACCACTGGGGTCAGAAGGTGCGCTGGGAGTTCAGCACGCCCATCGTCTACAACCAGGGCAACGGGGCCATCTTCCACGACCTCGAACTCAACGCGCTGCCGGGTCGCATCGCTCTCGGGTTCAACCCGCAGATCAGCACCTCGTACACCATCGACGGCATGTCGTGGTCGCAGCCGAAATACAGCTTCGTGGGCACCGTGGGCGACCGGCGTAAGCGTCTGTGCTGGCGTCAGCAGGGCTTCATGCGCAACTGGCGCGTGCAGCGCTTCCAAGGCGACACCGATGCCCACCTGTCGTTCATCAGTCTGGAGGCCCGGCTTGAGCCGCTGGCGTACTGATGGCGACGACCAGCAAGCTCAAGCTGACGCGCGATCAACTGGCGTCGTTCCTGAAGAACCACGAGCAGATTCGTCAGTTCGAGCGCCTGTTCGCCACGGCGGCGCAGCTGGAGCCGACGACACCGGCCGACTTCATCCTGTCGCTGGCAATGACCGAGGCCAAGGTCGGCGAGGCGCTGGATGGAATCGAGTCCCTGCGCCGCGACACCGCGACAACTGACGCGCTGACCCAGGCCCAGGTAGCCCAGGTGCAGGCGCAACTGGCTGCGCTGGCTCAGCAACTCGAAGACGCGCGCATCGCGCAGACCGCCGCGCTGCTCGATGCCCTGCGTTCGCAAGTCGAGGGGCTGCAACTCGCCCCGCCCCCGCGGGAGCGCAAGCGCACGCGCTACGGGCAGTTTTACGACACCACCACGCAAAACGTCGCTGCGACCAACACCGCCTACGCGGTGACCTTCAACACGACCGACATCAGCGACGGGGTGCGCCTGCGCTCACCGAGCACCAGCGAGATCGAGGTCGATACCGAGGGCCTCTACAATTTCCAGGTCTCGGTGCAGATCGACACGACCAGCGGGGGCACCGATCTGGTGTACCTGTGGTTCCGCAAGAACGGCACCGACATCGCGGATTCCGCGTGCAGGGTGCGGATTCAGGGCAACAATGCCGAACTGCTCCAAGCATTCAACCTGTTCGTGAACATGGCCTCGGGCGACTACGTGGAACTGATGTGGGCCGCCGACGATCTGGACGCCGAGCTTGCGTCGTTCGCCGCCACGGCCTTCGCCCCGGCCATCCCGTCTGTCATCATGACCGTCTCCAACAACATCCGAGGTGAACTATGACCGTCACCGCTGTCGTACTCGTTCCGCCCCTGCAGATGCAGGCCACGCAGACCACGCAGTACACCGCCCCCGCGAGCACCAAGACCATCATCGACAAGGCCACGGTGACCAACACCGACACGGTGGTGCGCAACTTCAGCGTCAACCTGGTGACCAGCGGCGGCTCGGCTGGCAACGCGAACCTGGTGATCGACGCCCGGGCCGTGGTGCCTGGCGAGACCTACAACTGCCCGGAACTGGTCGGCCAGGTGCTGGAGCCCGGCAGCTTCATCAGCACCATCGCCAGCGCCGCAACGGCCCTGACGCTGCGGGTGTCTGGTCGAGAGATCACTTGAGGGCTACAATGAGCGCGCCGAGTTCATGGCTGCCGGCGGCTATCGCCCTCTGGTAAGAGGAGAGATGCGATGCTGAACTTTCTACTTCCGGCCGCCGCTACCGTCATCGGCGGGATACTTCAGTCCCGATCCGCTAGCAAAGCCGCCGACGCCCAGAGCCAAGCCGCCCAGGCCGGCATCGAGGAGCAACGTCGCCAGTTCGACGAAATCCAGAAGCTGCTGGCTCCGTACGTCGAAGCGGGCACGGGCGCCATCGGTCAATTCGGTCCGTACCAAGAGGCCGGCGCAGCCGCATTCGAGCAGCAGCAGGCACTGGCGGGCATCCTTGGCCCCGAGGCGCAGCAGCAGGCCATCAGCCGCATCTCGCGCAGCCCGTTCCTGCGGAACCAGATCGAGACGGGTGAGCGCGCCCTGCTGCAGCGTGCCGGTGCGACCGGCGGGCTGCGTGGTGGCGACATGCAGGCTGCGCTGATGCAGTTCCGCCCGGCCATGCTGCAGCAGGCCATCGAGCAGCAGTACGGCAGGCTCGGTGGGCTCGCTGGCACGGGGCTCGGTGTGACCGAGATGCTGTACCGCGGCGGCCAGGCGTCGGCGACAAACCAGGCGCAGGCTGGTCAGAACATGGCCGGCAGCATCGGCAACCTGCTCGCGCAGCAGGGCGCTGCCCGGGCCGGTGGGATCATGGGTGCCGCGTCGCCGTTCGTCCAGATGCTCCAGATGCCGATGCAGTTGGCCGGGTACGGGATGGCGACGGGTCGGGGTCCGTTCGGGAACCTGTTCGGTGGGACGCCGGGAACGATCCCCCAAACGCCGGTCTGGAGCGGTGGCGGCACGGGGCCGGTCGGCGACTTCGGGCCGCCTCTCTGGCCCGGACCTTGAGGAACTGATCATGGTGCAACCTATTCAGTACGTCACGCCGGGCGCGTTCGATCCGTTCAACAGCCTGATGCAAGGCGTGCGCCTCGGGGCCACGTTCGAGGAGATGCAGGCTGCCCGGCAGCAGCGCGAGATGCAGCAGCAGCAGATGCTGATGCAGCAGCAGGCTGCGCAGCAGAAGGCCGCGCAAGAGCAGGCCATGCGGGCGGCTCTTGACGCGCTTGCGTCCAATCCGAATCCGACGTTTCAGGATTACCAGAGAGTCGCCCTTCAACTCCCCAAGGATCAGGCTGAGAGCGTCCTGAAGACGTGGGACAAGCTCGACGAGTCCCGGAAGTCCAGCGAACTGACATTCGGTGGTCAGGTGTTTGCTGCCATCAAAAGCAAACCAGACTTTGCGATCTCGATGCTCAGAGAACGCGCGGTAGCGGAGCGCAACAAGGGGCGAGAAGATCAGGCCAAAGCATATGAGACTTGGGCGTCGATTGCGGAACAGTCCCCGGAAGTTGCTCGTGACACCATTGGAGTGATGCTGTCGCGTCTCCCGGGTGGCGACAAGATCATCGAGGCCACGACAAAACTGGGCGTAGAAGGGAGAGCCGAACGACAGTTTGGTCCCGATCTTCGCAAGGCGGAAGCCGATGCGAGGAAGGCCGAGACCGAACTCCAAACACTCGGCTTGGTGAAGCAAGCCGAACTACGCAAGGCGCAGAACGATGCGGAAAAGGCAGCCATCGAGGCCAAGTTTGCCGAGCGCCAGCAACAGGCTGAACTGCGTCTGAGGAACGCGCAGACGCTTTCCGCCCAAGCTACGGCGGAAAAGACATCGTTCGAGCGGGATCGGATGTTGCGAGAACTTCAGGAAGGACCGGCTCCGACTTACAACCCACAAGCAGGCGGATTCATCTATCCCCCCAGTCAGAAGAATCCCGCTGGTGCGTTCGTTCCTCTCGACCAACCGAAGAACGCCGCAGATCAACGAGCCGCCGTCAAGGCACTCGCCACCGCTGGTTACAACGTTGAGACGGGCGAGGATAAGGTCAGCGAAGACATTCTGAAATCGACTGGCGGTCTGGTGCAGACACTGGGGTCCGCGGCACTGGCGCAGTGGGGCGTTTCGACTTCGGGGGCAAAAGCGATTTCTCGTTTGGCGACTGCGGCAAACTCAATCGCCACCGACATCCTTGGTGGAAAACTTGGAGCAGGTATCTCCAACACCGACCGCGAATTCATTCTCGCGTCGCTTGGTGATATTGCCAACTCGTCAATTCCCACCGAAACGCGCCTCGCTGGTTGGCGAAAGGCCCGGGATCGCATGATCATCACCGGCATGATCCCACCGCCAACCAATCCACCCAATGCGTCAAGAGGTGCTTCGCCAGTCGTGAGTCCAGAAGAACAGGCCGGTCAGCGAAACATAACCGTGAACTACTGATATGCCGTACTCCATCACCACTCGTGACGGCATCACGATTCAGAACATCCCGGACAATGTTCCGCCGGATTCGCCCGAACTCAAGCAACGGGTGGAGCAGATTCGTGCGCAGCGCGCTGCCGGCACCACCACGCCCCCGGGTCAAATCCCCGGCGCACCGCCTGGCATGTACGTGCCGCCCGCGCTGCCCGAGGAGCCCGAGACCACGACTCGCGGCGTTGCTGGTGGAGTGACTCGCGCACTCACGCTGCCTGTCGCCGGTGCGGCTGGTGGTGCTGCTGTCGCTGGTGCTCCTGGCGCACTAGCGGGAGGGACCGCTGGCGTGCTCGCCCCCGTAGTTGCCGATCCGCTCGTCGAACTGGGCAACCGCGTCTTCGGCACCAACCTCCAGATGCCGTCCAAGGCATTGCAGGACTTGCTTACTCGCATGGGTGTGCCAGTGCCTCAATCGAGCGTTGAGCGTGGTGCTCAGAAGCTCACGGAAGGCGTTGTCGCTGGAACGGTGGTGCCTGCTGCCGCAGCCCGCACCGCGATGACGCTCGCACAGGGCACGCGGGCCGCTCCGATCGTCAACCCCGTGGCTGAATCGGTGCGCGTTGCCGGTATGGGTCCGACGGGTGGTGCAACCGCTGGTCAGCGAGCCGGTGCCGGCATGGTGGCCGGTGGCATTGGTGGGGCACCCGTCGCCGAGGAGCCCATCGACATCGCCGTCGGCATGGTTACTGGCGCTGTGTCCCCGACCATCGGGAAAGCCATTGGGGGCGCTGTTCCTGCGATCTGGGACGCCACTGTCACGCCGCTGATGCGGCCGAGTGTGGCGGCGGCGCGGCAACTGTACTCGGCAGTCGGCGGCACCGTCGGAAGGGCAGAGCAGGCGCTTCAGGCGATCCGCGAGGGGATGCAGGTTCCGACCACGCCCGGGTTCCAGCGCACGCTGCCCGAGACCATCCTAGCCGGTGGTGGCGAGGCCACCCCGTCTCTGGCTGCGCTGACCGAGCGCATTGCGAACTCGACCTTCAAGGAAGCCAACGACATCGCTCGGATGATGAACGAGCGCGTGGGTGCGTTGCAGGCCCAACTCAACCGCATCAACCAGCAGATCGACCAGCAGGGCGGCATGTTGCAGCCGGCTGCGCTCGAAGAACTGACCGCGGTGCGCGACAACCTGATGCGCTCGCTGGAGACCGAACAGGCGCAACGCCAAGCCGTGCTGCAAGCGTCGGCTGGTCGGCTGTCCGCTGGCCCAGGGCCGCAGCAACTGGGTGAGGACATCGCCCAGCGAGTCGGGGAGCTTGATGAGGAACTGAAGACCTCGCTTGTCAAGCCTGGGTACAGAAAAGCATTCGATCTCGCGGGCGGGGCACGGATCGGTCTTGACGATCTGGTCGCGCAGGCTCAGCAGGTTCTTGGTCGGCCGTTGTCATCGTTTGACCCCGACACCGCGCCACCCATTGTTCGCAAGATTATCGCGCTGCAGAAGAAGAGTCAGCCAAAGCCTGTCGGTCGCGGCATGATCTCGTCGAAGCTGACGACTCAGCCCGGGGCACCCGAGCCCGCCGTTGGCACACTCGAAGAACTGGACGATCTGCGCAAGGCGATCAATGCGACTATTTCGCAAGCTGGTCGCGGAAGTGATCAACTCGCGGGTGTCGAGGTTCGCAATCTGATGATGCTGCATCGGTCCCTTGACGATGCGGTGCAGTCTTCGCCGGCACTGTCGAACGAGGCCAAGACCGCCTACAGCGACGCTCTCAGGAACTTCCGCGAAATCTACGCACCTCGGTTCCGCGAAGGTGACACGGCGCGCATCATGAAGTCCGCCATGTTCGGCGAGACGAGGGTCATGCCGGCGGCTGTCGTTGACAAGTACTTCGCAACCAGAGACGACGCTCTCCAGTTCGTCCGCACCTTCGCAAACGACGCGCAAGGCTTCGACCTCATGCGCAACGCTCTACTCGGCAAGTTCCGAGAAGCGGCAATCGATCCCGTCACGCTGACCATCGACCCCCGCAAAGCGGCCGGTTTCCTCGACAGCAAGCGCGAAGTGCTAGCCGTGTTCGAGGATGCCGGCATGGGTGTGCGCGGCGCGATGGAAGCATTCGGTCGTGAGGCCGATCAGGCATCGCAGGTGCTCACGCGCTTGCGGGACATCGGCAAGGGGTTCGAGGGCAAGACCCCCGCGCAGATGCTCGACTACATCACCAGCAGCGGTGATCGCATGGGGCTCGCCCTCGCTCGCAGCACGCCGCAGGACCGCGAGATCATCCGCAACGTGCTGACCACGCGGCTGAACACCATGCTGACCCAAACCCCCGGTGGTCAACCGCTGACCGAGGCCGGAGTCATGAAGGTCGTGGGTGAACTGATCGACGAAACGGGTAACCTGCGCAAGTCGTACCAGTTGGCCCTTGGTCCGGACCTCTCTCGCCAATTCGTCGAACGGGCCAACGGCCTGCGCCGCGTCGTGGAGGTCAGGAAAGACCCCATGCTCAACAACCCGAACGCCGTCGAGCCGTTCATCAACGCGCAGAACTTCACCCCCGACCAACTGACGAACATGCAACTGGTGCTCGATGATCTGATGCGCGCCAGGCAGGTTGCGGAGGCTGCGCGTGTCGGCACGAAGGCGCCGTCTCCGACTGGTCGCAAAATCCTGGAGGAGCAGGCCGCCCAAAGCCCCTCGCAACTCGACAGGATGGCACTTCTCGACAGGTTCTACACGGTCATCCGGAACACCTACGTCAGCGCCCGCGACCGCATCAACCCCCGCATCTCGGCCCAACTGGCGAACATGCTCTACAACAACCCGCAGAAGGCCGCCGAGGTGCTTCGCAAGCAGATTGCCGAGGCGCAAAAGAAGGCGCAGCCCGCCAACCTTCGCCGGGTCATCCCCGCAGCGCAGGGTGCAATATCGTCTGGCATCTCAACCCAGAACATCGACGTCTTCCGCTCCCCCGAAGAACAGGAGCCCATGCAATGACCGCTCTCAGCATCCAGCCGACCTTCCCGGTCTTCACGGCCAAGGACGGCTCGCCCCTGCGCAACGGGTACATCTGGCTCGGCGTGGCCAACCTGCCCCCGCAGACCAACCCGATCAACGTCTACTGGGATGCGGCGCTCACCGTGCCCGCGGCGCAGCCGATCCGCACGATCAACGGCTACCCGAGCAACAACGGCACCCCGGGGCGTCTGTACGTCAACAGCGACTACTCGATCCTCGTGCAGGACCGCAGCAGCACGCTGGTCTACAGCTCGCCCGTCGCCACCGAGCGTCTGAGCGATGTGGTCATCACGGGCCTGGACGCCAGCGACGTTTCGTACCTGCCCGGTGGGCCCGGTGCGCAGGCGACGACGGTGCAGACAGCGCTGCGGCGCACCATCTCGGTGGACGACTTCGGTGCGGTGGGCGACGGGATCGCGGACGACAGCGCCGCGTTCCAGGCTGCGGTGGACTACGCGGAGTCGCTGGTCGGCACCCCAATATTCGACACCGTTGGCGTCGAGATCGAACTGGGTCCGAAGAAGTACCGCATCGTTGCCAACACGATCACGGTGAAGCGTGGCGGCATCGGGTTTCGCGGTCCGCTGGGGCGCGGCGCGATGGTCCTCGGCGACAGGATTCTGTTCGACGTGGGTGACCCAACGAACGCGCAGCGCATCCGCTTCGTCTCGTTCGAGAACATCCAGTTCTACTGCGAGGTGGCCAACGGGACCACGGCTGGCGTGCGTCTGTACCGCACGACTCGCACGCAGTTCCAGCAGTGCAAGTGGACGAACTGGAACATCGGACTCGACTCGGTGCGCAGTTCCACGACGATGATGGACCGTTGCGAGTTCAACAACAACTTGCGCAACGTGCAGGGTCAGGCGTTTGTCAGACTCAGCGGGCTGGACGAGTCGTTGTTCCCGAGCCCACCGAGTACCGGCGCTCCCGGTGGTGGCTTCCACATGACCGACTGCGAGTTCGACGGCAACACTGTTGACATGCTCTACGGTGTTCAGGTGCGCTCGGTGGACGGCCTGTACATCACTCAGTGCCACTGGACGGGGTGCATCAACTCAGTGGGCCTTGTCCCAGAGGGCACTCCCGACAGCCATGTGATCCTCGATGTTCACATGGTCAACTGCTACTTCGACGGGCCGGCCAACCCTCCTGGAACGACAACCAACCTGCTGATCGGCGGGACGGTGCGCGAGACGGTGACGATGGCGTCGGGTGTGGTGCGAAGGTCGATCTACGAGGTCGTCAAGCTTGTCGGGTGCCGATTCCGCGGCGCAGGCAAGGCCGACTACTGCGTGCGGTTCGAAGTGACCGACGGCGACACGTGGTGGAACAACGGGGTTCGCCGCCTTGAAGGCTTCATCTTCAGCGGGTGCTACATCTCGCAGGCCCGCATCACCGGACTGTCGATTCTCGGGGCAGCGTCGAGCCCCACGAACACGTTTGTCGAGCCGTATGGTGTGGTGGTCAACGGATGCGTGTTCTACGACAACGCATGGTCAAGCCCCGCCGGCAGCGTCGGTAGCGGCGTGAACGCGCAGGTCGAGAACATCGTCATCACTGGTTGCTCGTTCCTGCCCAACTACGGTACGTCCAACTTCATCGTCAACATCTCACCCAACGACGCAGGCGACGATGCTGGCCCGGGGTGCATTGCGATCACGGGTAACGACTTCACCAAAGCCACCGGCTACACTGTTGAAATCCTCAACATCAGCGCCGCCGAGACCGGCGTCAGCGTGGAGCAGTCGAGCAACCTGTTCCCCGGCTCGGGCACGCGGATCGATGAGGTGTACCGCGCCAAGACGACCGATGCCACGCTGAAGAAGGCGTGGGAGTACGCTGTCCCCCAAGGCGCGGCAGGCTACGTCAAGGCGCGCGTCGTCGGCTCGACGGCCACCGGCACGTACCGGGTGGTCTACGAGTTCACGGTGGGCTTCGGCCGCAATGCTGCGGGCACCAACCTGTCCACCGGCACGACGAACTGGACGACGGTGCTGTCGTGGAACCCGGACAGCATCGCCACCCCGCCCGCTGCGATCCTGAACAGCAACGCTCTCGAAGTCAACGTGACCGGTGTGGCGGCCACTGACATCGATTGGGACGTTCACATCGATCTCGTCCGGTCGAGGTGACAATGGTCCCCTCTGAACGAGACATCCGACAGTCCCAGGTCGAGTACCTGGCCAACGTGGTCACGCGCATCGAGGACAACATGATCGACCCCCGAGAATTCGGACGCCTGGAGGCCGAAGTTCACTCGCTGCGCGCTCAAGTGGCCGCGCTACAAGATGACGTGCGCACGCTGCTGGCGCTGGCCAACAAGTCCAAGGGTGGCCTGTGGACCGGCATGACACTGGCCTCGATGCTCGGAGGCCTGGTGTCGTGGGTCATCAGCCACTGGGGGAAGTGATGGACCCGATCACCGCGGTCCTCGGCATCGGTGGCAAGCTGATCGACCGGCTGTGGCCGGACCCCGAGCAGCGCGCCCAGGCGCAACTGGCGCTGATGGAGCTGGCCCAGAAGGGCGAGTTGACCGAGCTGATCGAGCGGGCGAGCATCGTCAAGGCCGAAGCGCAGTCGGACCACTGGCTCGCGGCCACGTGGCGCCCGGTGCTGATGCTGACCTTCGGCGCGCTGATCGTGGCGCGGTGGTTCGGCTGGGCCGCGCCCAACTTGACCGAGGCCGAGTACCTGAAGCTCTGGGACATCGTGGAGCTTGGGCTCGGGGGCTACGTGATCGGCCGCAGCGCCGAGAAGATCGTGCCGAGCATCGCCACCGCACTCAAGAGGTGAGGCATGGACTGGACCCTGTACCCCGACTTCCGCGAGCATGAGTTCCGCTGCCGGCACTGCGGGGTCTCGGCCATGAAGCCCGAGTTCCTGGAGCGGCTGCAGGCCCTGCGCACGGCCTACGGCAAGCCCATGAGCATCTCGTCGGGCTACCGCTGCCCCGATCACCCCATCGAGAAGGCCAAGGCGCAGCCCGGGATGCACGCCACGGGCCTCGCTGCCGACATCGCTGTCAGCGGCGCGGAGGCCGTGGCGGTGCTGCGCCTGGCGATGGCGCAGGGGTTCACGGGCATCGGGGTGCAGCAGAAGGGCACCGGGCGGTTCATCCACCTCGACACCCGCACCGAGCCGACGATCTGGTCGTACTAGGTCAGCACGATCACCACCGCGGCGATGGTTGACACCAGCAGCACGGCGATGAGCAGCGTGCTGCTCAGGCGCTCCTCGGCGAACGATGCCTCGTCGTCTGCCCCGATCTCGCTGGCAGCCTCGGCGGGCTGCGTCCAGTCGTCCGTTCTGTTCATCTGCGTGCTCCCCATACGATGACGGGCTTGTTGCGAGCCGGGCACGGCGCTTCGCCCACCGGCTCGATCAGGCCCATTTTGTGTGCGTTGGCGATCCCCACGGTGACCGTGGACACCTTGGCCCCGGCCCGCTGAGCCAGTTGCCGCGTGGTCATGGGACCGTGCTCGTCCAGCAGTCTGACGTACTGCTTCAAGGTCACACCCCCTTCTGTTCACGGTACTGCTTCACGGCCCCGCGCAGTGCCGACTGCGTGGTGGCCTTCTCGTTGAGCGCGATGGCCTGCGCCTGGTCGAGTGTGTCTCGGCACATGATGCGGTGGCAGATCACCGGGGCACCCTGACCCTGCCGGCGCAGTCGGGCGTTCATTTGCTCGTACAGGTCTAGGCTCCAGTTCAGCCCGAACCAGACCATCGTGCGCCCGTTCTTCTGCAGCCCGTCGATCCCATGTCCGGCCGACGCAGGATGACATATCATCAGTTGGCAGTCGCCCTTCTGCCACCGATCCATCGCGTTGGTGAGCGAACCCTCGGTCTTGCACTCGGTCAGGTTGATCGGCCGCAGTGCCCTGAAGCGCTCCATGATCCGCTCGGCGTCGCTGCGGTAGGCGTAGGCGCACAGGATCGGTGAGCCCTGCGCCTCGTCGATGATCTCCTCCAGCGCGTCGAGCTTCAGGTCATGCACGGGTGCCCACAGCGGCATGCCGGCCACCGGGTAGACGGCGCCGTTGCTGAACTGCAGGGCCTTGTTGGTCATGGCCCCCTGGTTGAACACCTCGACCGACGTGGAGGCGTCGAGCTGGACGAAGAACTCCTTCTCCAGCTGCTCGTACTTCACCCGCGTCTCGTCGTCCATCTCGACCTCGATGTCGTTGACGATGAGGTCGGGCAGCGGGTTGTAGTCCTCGGCGCTCATCTCCAGCGTGATGTCGCCGATGAGGTTCTTGATCACATCCTGCGAGTCGGGGTAAAGCTCCTCGCGGAACTGGCCCACCTTGCGGTAGAAACGGGCCTTGAAGGCGGTTTTCGAGGTGCCCAGGCGCTGACCCCTGTCCACGACGAGGAACTGCCCGTGCAGGTCCTTGTAGCCGTTGCTGGCCGGGGTGCCGGTCAGGCCGGTGGACCAGTTGAACTGATCGAGCACCTTGCGCACGGCCTTCACGCGATCCGTGGCGCTGTTCTTCATCTTGCTGATCTCGTCCCACACGACGCCGTTGAACGGCGGGCTGCGGTCCTTGGCGATGTAATAGGTCTGCATCGTCTCGGCCAGCCAGCGGAGGTTCTCGTAGTTGATGAGGTAGATGTCAGCGGGGCGCATCAGTGCCCGGGTGCGCTGGTCCTTGGTGCCGGTGAGCATGCTGAAGCGCAGGCCCTTGGTGTGCTCCCACTTCGCGGCCTCCTGGCGCCACACGAGCCGGATGACGCGGATCGGGGCGACGATGAGCACGCCGCGCAGGTAGCCCGTGGACAACAGGTGCGCGATGCTGGTCAGCGTGATGACGGTCTTTCCGAGGCCCATGTCGAGCCATAACATCGACGTGGGCCGGGTGCATTGGAAGTTGACCGCCTTCTTCTGGTAGTCGTGGAGCAGGTTGGGGGTCAGCATGTTGCCAACATGTCGTCAACCATCCGCAGCCCGGCCTCCACGTTGTCGACGACGAACACGTTGACCTTGTGACCGCGGAGGCGGTTGTGCTCGCGCTCCTGCTGGACCGTGGGCTTCTGCTTGGCCCGCTTGAACTCGCAGAAGAACATGCGCCCGTTGGGCAGGATGAACAGGCGGTCGGGCACCGAGGCGTAGGCGGGGCTGGTGAACTTGTAGACCAGCATCCCACGCTCCCGGGCGTAGGCGCACACCTTGGCTTCAATCTGCTTTTCGAGCACGGGTGATCTCCCTTCTAAATGCGTCAATGGCGGCCCGCAGATCAAGGCGTAGCTGCTCGATCTCGGCCTTCTGCTTCTGCAGCTTGTCCAGCGCTTCGGTGGCGAACTGCACGAGGGTGTCGTGCTGCCACGCCGCGAAGTCTGGGGGTCTCACTTCAGGCTCAGGCACAGCTTCTCCACTTCGTTTACGTAGTAGGTAAAGTCCACGGGCAACACGGCATCCTCGATGCGGTTGCAGACCTGCACGTACCACCCGCTCTCGACGCCGATGCGACGCCACTCGTCGGGCTTCTTGGCCAGCGGCGGCATGACCTTGGTCAGCGGCCGGCCGCCCTTGGCGATGTAGTACCGGGTGGTGTTCTGGACCTGCTCCTCGCCCCAGAACAGCCGGCTGGAGCGTGGCACCTTGGCGCGTAGCATGAAGTCGTGCAGGTCGGGCCAGCGCTCCACGGTCTCGCGGATCGGTGCGCCCTCGACCAGCACCTTCTCGGCCACCTTGGCGATGACCAGGCCCCCGGCGTTCTGGTGCCACTCGACATCCCACTCGTAGGCGCCCTTGAGCTTGGTGCTGCCGTCCTCGTACACGCCGATGTAGTTGTTCACGTCGCGCAGGAACATGCGGGCGTAGTTGACGCGCTCCAGGTTGAGCCCGGTGGCCTGCATCCACCAGGCGCATGCGCTGTCCAGTTCCCCGAGCCGGGCGCGCGGCACGCGCACCGTGATGCCGTCGGTGTTGGCCTGCACGACACTCAGCCCGGCGATCCCCATCAGCCGCTCGGCCAGCGAGCACAGAAGCAACTGCCCGTTGAGCGTGATGCTCATGGTGAACAGGGGGTCGTAGAAGACGCTGAAGAGGTTGTTGCTGTCGCCGTAGACCCCGTTGAGCGCGAGCTTGAGCATGGCCGACTCGGCTGACTTCTTGGGGTACTGCTTGCGCTGCTCGAACAGGTTGCGGTAGATGGTGACGAACTCGCGGCCCAGGTGCGCGGGGTGGAACCCGTTGACGATGGCGAGGTTCGGGTAGTAGCTAGTGACGTCCAGGTCCACGATGACGTGCTGATCGTCGGACTCGACGGTGACCGACTCCAGCGAGCCGTGGATGCCGCCCAGGCCGAAGACGAACGTGAACCCGTTGACCGTGGCGGTGACGTCCTCGAACACGCCCTTGGTCTCGGTGATCGTCTGCTGCTTGAACCAGTCCAGCACCCGGCTGAACTCGGGCTGCTCGAACGTGATCCACGGCAGGATGGCGTCACGCAGCGCGATGAACGGGCGCGGAGTCTGACGGGGCCTGCGACCATCGGGGCCGTACTCGTAGCACTCGATGCCGGCCTCCTCCAGCCGCATGATGAAGTAGTCCTTCCCGATCTTGGTGTCGTTGTGGTTCGTGAAGTCGCGTCCGTACTTGGCGCTCAACTCCTCGCGGAACTCGATCATCTTCCGCGTGTGACCGTAGAACCTGACCGTCTCCTCGACGTCGTGCCGGTTGTAGCTCTTGAGCACCTCGACCTGCTCGCGCGTCAGCACGGTGCCCG